GCTTCCGAGGGAAAGTTTACTTTCATCCAGAAGAATAGTCAAGCACCCTTTACAGGCACCCTATTTGACCCGACAGCGACTGCAAAAATCATGGCCAATAGGAAGTTCCTAAAAGAAGAATACGAGCTTAAGCTAGGCTTTGAATTGCAAAAACAACAAAAACAATTTGATTTAGATTTATCTCAAATTAAAATCACTCTCGATACTGAACGAGAAAGTTTCCAAAAAACTCTTGAGGTCAAAAATAAAGAGATTGAACAATTAAATCGGATTATATCAAAAAAACCCGGTACCAATGCTTTGGTGTGGGGGGTCATTGGCGGATTTGCTGTAGGAGTTGCAACAACTGTGGGAATAACTTATGCGGTGAATCGATAGGAAAAGATAATGAAGTTTTTGGATTTGAAAGATCATAAAAAATACGCTAGTTTGGTTAACTTCGACACAACAAGTAAAATAACCCTATCTGCAGATTCTGTCAATGACTCAAGGGTCTATGTGGAAAACCTTTCTGAAGCAAAATTATATATTGGAAAATATTGCTCTATAGCTGTTGGCGTATCTTTTTATCTCGGAGGAAATCATAATTATAAAAGAGTAACTACTTTTTTACCTCCTAATGGATGGAAAAGCGACAAAAATAGCAAGCCTCTTGTTACCAAAGGAGATATACGGATTGAAAATGATGTTTGGATTGGAGACAGGGCCACTATTTTATCTGGGACAAAAATTGGAACCGGGTCAGTTATCGGATCTGGAGCAATAGTGTCCGGAGTTGTGGAGCCTTATTCGATTGTAGTTGGGAATCCAGCCAAAACAATAAAGAAAAGATTCTCCGAAGATACGATTGAGAAAATGTTAAAATATCGATGGTGGGATTGGAAGCATGATATAATTGAGAATTATTCAGAATACATTTTTTCGGAAAATTTGAATAGATTTTTTGATTTATGTGAAAAACTTAGTCAAGAGGAAGATATTTATATTTAGGTGGGTGATTAAATGAAAAAAGGTTTAAATGACATAGCAAAATATGAAGTGGCTATTTCTAAGAAGTATGGCAAAGAGGCTATCAAGCACCCCAAAGCTGATTGGGACGACGAAAAAGAAAAAGATTATCAGCAACAGATTAAAGATCTGTACGAAAAAGAAAAAAAGCAAGAAGAAAAAAACGAAAAAGTTGAAATGGATGGTTTTTTAATTTCTAAAAAACTATTTAGTAAAGATGACAATAGAAATTGTCCTGTTTGTCATACTTATTCTTTTGAATTAAGAGATGATGTATACATGACAAAGTTTGATTGTTGCTTTAAATGCTACATACAATGGGTCGAAGGCCGTGAAGACAGGTGGTCAGCAGGATGGCGACCGGGAGATAAGAAATGAAAATCACTAAATCAAAATTAGTACAAATTATTAAAGAAGAAATTGAAAACTTGGCCTCAGAGCTAAGTGACGCTGATCGAGATGATAGGTTGATGGAATTGCTTGGATCTGCCAAAGTCTATAGAAATCTTAGAGGTGTCTATTTTACAACTGCTAAAGCATTTTTGAAAGCAGTTAGAGATATGGCTGCTTTGGCCCAAGAAACAAAAGATCTAGAACAATCTTTGAGACAAATTGAGGCAGATGTAGACGCTGGTAAATACATGGCCGCTGAAATCCACAGGGCACTCCAAGCCGGACAACTAATTACGGGAGGAGTTTATGCTACTTCGCGAGATAGCTTCCTAAAGGCTATGACTGATGCCGCAAAAGCAGCTATGGAAGGAATGACCCCAGATGAAGTTGCTAAAAAGATTGAATCAAACGTGGATATGGGCAAGTATAGCGATCCAAAAGTTCGCGATGTTATTAGAAACTTAACTCGCACAAGACAGCCTTTCACAATCGGCAGAAAATAAAAAGGAAATTAACTTATGGCTACAACATTAGAAATTATTCAAGGAATTAATCAGGCAGCAGCTAACGCCTACGACGGTGCTCATGATCAAAGATTTGTCTCCGGAGACACTAAGGAAATCGGCTTAAGTCGAGAAGAAGGGTGCCCAATCATTGACAGTCGAGTATCAGACGGCTTCGGCGTAAAAATCATCGGAGATATGCTTCAGATCAACTACGAAGCTAACGTATTTTTAAAAGATGTTTATGCCAACGGTTTTGAAGAAGAATGCGAAAGGAGAATCCAAGCAATTGCCGACTTTCTCAAGAAAGAATTCAAAGTAATTACTGGAAACAATCTTTCTCTCACGCCTCAAGGTGAATGCAAGAGCATTGTCCAGCACACATCTAGGGTTAGAACCTTCGTTATGTCTCACAAGCTTTTCAAAATTGGTGGAATGCAAGGGGTTGAGACATTGGGTGAAGCAATTACTGACCCAATGGATGTCAAGTATCAAAAGTTTCTAAAAGAAGGATCCTTTGAATAGAGGGTAGGATGTCTTATACACTATCCAAAAAAGAGATAGTAGCTGAAATTTTGAAATGCGGAAAAGATCCGGTTTATTTCATTGACAACTACGCAAGAATATCTCATCCAATTGATGGCTTGATTCCTTTCAAGACATATCCATACCAAGCAGACTTGCTGCAGGATTTTAACGATCATCGTTTTAATATCATCCTGAAGGCTCGTCAGCTTGGTATTTCTACAATTGCAGCTGCATATGTTGTTTGGTTAATGTTGTTCCATCGCGATAAAAATATTCTTGTTATGGCAACGAAGTTCAAGACGGCCTCTAACTTAGTTAAAAAAGTTAAGGCTATCATGAAAAATTTGCCAGAATGGATTGTTATTTCAGAAATATCTATTGACAACAGGTCTTCTTTCGAGCTTTCCAATGGATCACAAATTCAAGCTGCTTCCACTTCTGGCGATGCTGGTCGTTCTGAAGCACTTTCTCTTTTGGTGATTGACGAAGCCGCCCACGTTGAGAATCTAGATGAATTGTGGGCCGGTTTGTATCCCACTATCTCTACGGGTGGTCGTGTTATCGCCTTGAGCACTCCGAATGGCGTTGGTAATTGGTTCCACAAGACATATACCGAAGCAGCAGAAGGTACAAACGATTTTCACCCGATCAATCTTCCTTGGGACGTACACCCGGATCGAGACGCGCAATGGTTTGCTAAAGAAACTAGAAACATGTCAAGGAGAGAGATTGCACAGGAACTTGAGTGCAACTTTAATACTTCTGGTGAATCAGTTATCCATCCCGATGATATTGCTTGGATAGAAGAAGCCGTCTGTGAGCCAAAGTATAGAACTGGTTTTGATAGAAATTTGTGGATTTGGGAACAATACCAAGCAGAATGCAATTATTTATTGGTTGCAGATGTTGCCAGAGGCGATGGCGCTGACTATTCTGTTTTTCATGTAATAAAACTAGAGACAATGGAAGTCGTAGCAGAATATCAAGGTAAACCAAACTTAGATATGTATGCGAATATCTTGATGCAAACTGGGAAAGAGTTTGGCAATTGTCTTCTGGTTGTAGAAAATGTTGGAATTGGCATTTCTGTTTTGGAAAAGTTGATTGATTTGCAATATTCTAATCTTTATTATTCTATTAAAGGTTCTCATGAGTTTGTAGATGGCTACCAAGCAGAAACAAACAATTCGGCAGTTCCGGGATTTACCACATCTTCGAAAACAAGACCGTTAATTGTGGCAAAATTAGAAGAATTCATCAGAAACAAACTAATTAAAGTATATTCTGTTCGTTTTTCGAATGAATTACGAACTTTTATTTGGCACAATGGCAAACCTCAAGCGATGAGGGGATATAATGACGACCTGACAATGGCGTTAGCAATCGCATGCTGGGTTAGAGACACAGCACTTACCGTAAATCAAAGAGAGGCAGATTATAAAAAAGCTTGTTTAGGATCGATAGTGAAAGTAGATACAAAAGTGAATACAACAATCCCCGGCATGCAAGGGTACAACAGAAAAGAGGCCCTAGACGATAAAATGTTTAAAGCAAAGCAAGATTATACAAAATATTCTTGGCTCATTAAAGGATAGAAAATGGCAGATCAAAAAAAGAATCCGAATAACCCACAATCTGAATTGTTCAGAAGACTAACGAGGCTCTTCTCTGGGCCAATCGTCAACTGGCGAACCCAGATGAATAGAAAAATCCGCAGAACTTCGCTGGATAAATACGCCACACAGTTTAGATCAGCATCTGGACAACAATTTAGAAAAGCAGAGTATAGTCCTTTTGACGTGATGCATTCTAAAATTATGGCACAGCAGAATCGTGCCGAAAGATATGTAGACTATGAGCAGATGGAGTATATGCCAGAAATCGCTTCAGCCCTAGATATCTATGCAGATGAAATGACAACACATTCAGCCCTGTCTCCAATGATGCACATTGATTGCCCAAATGAAGAAATTAAGGCAGTCTTGTCCTCTTTGTATGAAAATGTCTTAAATCTTGACCATAACTTATTTGGCTGGTGCCGATCAATGTGCAAGTTTGGTGATTTTATTTTATATTTGGACATTGATGATAGGATTGGAATTAAAAATGTAGTTCCTGTACCCCTTAGAGAAGTGGAGAGATTGGAGGGAGAAGATCCTACAAATCCAAATTACGTACAATACCAGTGGAATTCTGCTGGAATGACTTTCGAAAACTGGCAAGTTGCACATTTTAGAATTTTAGGTAATGATAAATACGCCCCATACGGTACATCGGTATTAGACGCAGGGCGAAGAATCTGGAGACAGCTTGTTTTGATGGAAGATGCAATGATGGCTTATCGCATTGTTAGATCTTCCGAAAGAAGAGTATTTTACGTTGACGTTGGTAATATCGCACCACAAGACGTTGAGACTTTTGTGCAAAAAACAATCACATCAATGAAAAGAAATCAGGTTGTAGATGCCAACACGGGACGTGTAGACCTTAGATATAATCCTCTATCAGTAGAAGAAGATTACTTCATTCCAGTCAGGGGTGGCGAGTCGTCAAAAATTGAAACTTTGGCAGGTGGCCAGTTCACAGGAGATATCGATGATGTCAAGTATCTTAGAGACAAGCTTTTCTCTGCCTTGAAGATACCCGCTGCCTATTTGTCTAATGGCGAAGAAGGCGGAACAGAAGATAAGACAACTTTGGCCCAAAAAGATGTCAGGTTCGCTAGGACTATCCAAAGATTACAGCGATCAGTTGTCTCTGAATTAGAAAAAATTGGTATTATTCACCTATACACTTTAGGATTTAGAGGAGACGACCTTGTTAGTTTTAGATTAAAGCTAAACAATCCTTCGAAAATTGCAGAACTTCAAGAGCTTGAGCATTGGAAGCAAAAATTTGACATTGCTGGTGGCGCAACAGAGAACTTTTTCTCAAGAAGATGGATCGCACAAAACATTTTCAGTCTTTCGGAAGAAGAATTTGTTAGAAACCAGAGAGAAATGTTCCATGATAGAAAATATGAAGCAGAGCTAAACGCAGCAGCAGA